TGCTCATGTTAGGACCAGAAAGCATCCTTACCGAGCATGCAGATAACCATAAAGGTGCAGAGCATTTATTTAGAAGCGGTATTATTTATTTAAATGAGGATTTTGATGGAGGATATTTAAATTTTCCACATAGAAATCTTACAATTAAGCCAAAAAAGTTAAGTCTTGTTATTTTTGAGTCTACAGAGGTACACAAGATCACTGAGGTTTTATCTGGTGTAAGAATGTCAATGCCTATTTGGGCAACAAACATAAAAGAAAAGGAAATATCCTATGAACTTTGAAGATCAGGAAATCCAAAGGCTTGTAGATAATGGCGGTCTTGAGTTTGCTGGAGTAGACACAGAAACTGGAGAGCCTATGTATAGACCAACTAGTATATTAAGAAATATTAATCCAGCGCTAAGCAAAGATATGTCATCTTATTTTTCAGAAACTACAATGAAGTTATGGGAAAAAGGGTTTATAGATATGGATGTCACTATTGAAGACCCTATAGTCAAACTGGCAGAAAAGTCATTTGACATAGATGCAGTCAACTCACTAGCAAAAGGTGAGAGAGTTGTTATCAAAGAAATAATAAGAGTTCTTTCAGAAAAAAAGTGATAGAATGAATACTGGAGGACTTTATGAATAACTGGTATGGTGCTGCTGGGCTAACTATAACTATCCTATTAGTTTTGTTTACTTACGTTTTTGCATCAAGAGATAAGAATAACACTCATATAGTCAGTCAGTCAATGCTTCTTTATAGATTTAATGTAGGAAAAAAATATTCAAGGAAAATAACAAACAGTACACAGTCAAAAAAGCATCATGACAAAACTAATGTAAAGGTTATTATTTTGGACAACGAAGCCTATTGGATCAAAGATAACATTTTTTACAAAGCGCCAATAGATGGTCAGTCAATCGACAAAGAGTCTGCAGAAGAAGTTGACACGATACACATGGATAAGGTACAATTAGATAAGATGCTGTTTATAATGGATAAACTAAGAGAAGGGATTAACGATGATAGTAGGGGTTCAGGGGACAAGTAGTTTCAACAACTACAATGTATTCCTAAGATCAATGGCCGTTGCCCTTTCTGAATTAGAAGAACAAGACAAAGATTTTATAATCTATTCTGCAGGGCCAAACAACATAAGCATGATGGCTATGGAGTTTGCAAACTTATCTGAAAGAGGAATGAAATCAAGAAAGAAGAACATTAAGTTCTTTAAGGTTACTTCCGAATGGCTAGAAGAAAACATAAAGGATATAAATCATTTTGCTTTTCTTTCTAATCCAAAAGAGCCTGTTTCAAAGATTGTTCATTTATCAAAACTAAATAATATAAATACAAACGTATACAACTTCTAAGGCTGTATACATAACCTGTGCAAAGCACACAACAGAACGGAAACAATATGAAAATAATTAATTCTTTAAGTGTTATGGAATCAATCGTAACCAGCAACAAGCAACTGTCTTGGGATGGGTGGACTGTTGTAGAGACATTTCCATCAGAAAAAGCATACTTTTCAAAGTTTGGAATATACAAAAACAATAAGTGGCAAATGAAAAAAGAGTTTGTTCCTTCTAGTCAAGGGTGGGAAATTCCAGATAAGTATGTGAAGTAAATGAACAAATATAAGTGGAAAGACGACGCTGTATGTTTAGATTACGATACAAACTTATTTTTTGATAAGTATGAAGAAGACGAACTTCTTAGGCCAGCAATAGACGCTCTGTGCTCATCATGTTCAGTAAGAAAAGAGTGCTTTTCTGTTGGAATTTCTGGCAAGGAATGGGGGGTCTGGGGTGGTGTATACTTAGAAAATGGAGAAGTTTCTAAAGAGTTTTCTAGTCATAAGAGCAAGACTGACTGGGGCAAAACTTGGCAGTCTTTGACAATGGAGTGATATGTATACTGATGCAATGAAAAGGGCTTTTAGGTCTGTAACCTGTCCTAAAAATTTTTCTTTACAGATCATAGACAATGATAATTTTTTAACTGTAAAGGCTAAAGAAAAAGACTTTATGTCTTTGGAGACAGTAGAGATGAAAAGAGAAGCAATAGAGTACATGATTCGTGTAAAGAAGGCTTTGGAGGATAACGGGGCTATCGTCTTGTTAGTCCGAGAAGGAGGAAAAGAATTATGAATGATGAAGATTTTAGAAAACAACTTGATTTAGAAAAAGATGAGATTTATTTAAAAAATGTTGATAAGTTGGGAAGTTCTGCAAAGAATGTACATACTGTAGATAACTTTCTATCTAATGAAGAATATCAAAAAATATCTAATTTTTTAAACAACTATGATGAAAGTTCTTGGGTAAAAGAGCAGTGGACTACCGAAAGAACTCCGAAGGAATCAGTTCCAGAAGATATTGTTGAACTTTTAAAAAAAATATTTCAAACTTCCAGACTAGAATGCATGTCTTATTATGACATAGAAGTAAGTGATGAATTTAAGGGTGACTACATTATAAGAAGGTGGAGCAGTGGCAGCAAGATGAGACCCCATGTAGACACAGACGCTCAAAAACATCTACACATTATAGGCATGTATTACCCTAATGATGATTATGATGGAGGAGAAATAGTTTTTCCAGATTATGATTTAAAAATTAAACCTAAACCAAACAGTTTGATTATGTTTCCTGGTAACGAAAACTATCTTCACGGAGTATTGGAAGTTTTAAAAGGATTTAGGTATACTTTTCAGGTCTCTTTTATTTTCTCTGGCTCTACATTTGTAGGACCAACAACAGAAATTCGTCAAATGGGAGGTAAGAACTATGGTTGAGTCAGCGCTTGTCGGTATCTTTGCTTTTTTGTCCTGTCTTTTTCTTTCTTTATATGTTGTACAAATAAAGAAAAATAGAGTAATTCTTGCAAACACCCTAAACCTTTTGTTGATGCAGCAATCCATGAATGATGAAAACAAGACAGATCAAGAGCAGTCTAATGAAGCATTTTTAAAATTTGTTTCAGATTCTAGAGATTGGGCATACACCTATATAGATGAGGTTCAAGAAGGATTAAATAAGTTTGTTAGTGATATTGAGCCAGAAATTGCATACTTTGATGAGTATGGCGTTGTCGGAACAGCATACCCTCACTACCACTCAATGAAAAAAATTTCAGGGGCCTATAAAGAACTAAAGAAACTACTTCCAGATGACTATGGTAAAATAGATACATGATTGAAAATCCTTCTGAAAAAGATGAAATATATTTAGCCAATGTTGCAAAAATAGGCAATGCTGTAGAAAATATCCAGTACATAGAAGATGTGCTGCCAAAAGATGAGCATGAAATTTTGCTTAAGTATGCAAAAAATGCTGAATCTTGGACAAAGCAACCTTGGGAGGCTCAAACTATTGAGTCACAAAATTTGCCAAAAGAAATTTTGGAAATACTAGGAAAAGCATTTGAAATTGTTTATAAAAGGTCTACAGATCTTTATGATGTAGCCATCAATCCACACCGTCAACCGAGGACGCATATAGTTAAATTTGTAAAAGGATTCTATTTGGTACCACACATAGACACACTATCATCAGAAATAAACCATATCGCATCAGTTTATTATATTAACGATGACTACTCTGGTGGAGAGATTTACTTCCCAGATCATGGATTAGAGATTAAGCCAAAGCCTAACAGTTTAATTATTTTCCCTGGTAATGAAAATTATTTGCATGGAGTCCGTGAAATCATTGACAATAACAGATACAGTTCTGCTATGTGGTTTCAGTTCACTGGCTCTACTTTTAATAAACAGGGAGAATGGTATAATTAACACATGACACAACAATATGTAGGAAACTCTATAGACAATATACTAATCACAGAAAATGTTCTATCTGTTGATGAGCACAAACAACTACTCGACTACACAGAAAGTGTTGACTCTTGGCACACTCAGCCTTGGGGTGTCAAGGTTGTCATGCCAGGTAACACATCAGAAGAAATTAGCAAAATTTTAGATAAAATTTTTATGACTGCATATCAAAAATGTTTAGATTTTTATAATGCAGATCTGTATCCTTTCACTAATAGGAGTACTCCTTTGATTAGATTTGAAAAAGGATATAAGATGCACGAACATGCAGATACTGCAGGAGACTTTGCAGTAATATACTACATAAATGATGACTACGAAGGCGGAGAGATTAACTTTATGGACTATAATCTAAAGATTAAGCCAAAGGCTAATAGTTTTGTTATGTTTCCAAGCAATTCAGATTACTGGCATGAGGTGCTTGAGAATACAGTCAAAGAAAGATACTCTGCTACCCAATGGTTTAAGTTTACTGGATCTAGCATTGAAAGGCCAGAGTTAGGCTTAACCAGATGATAATTTTCAAGTCATACGAAGAACTTGCAAACAATGCTTTTTATTCTTGCCATGTATTATCGTGTAAACTTGAAGCAGAAAAACTATATGCAACCGAAACACAAATTAGAGATGTCTGTATAAATCATTATACAGAACTAACAAAGTAATATCCTAGGAGGAATAAAATGAACCAACAAATCAAAAACGCATTAGCGTCGTATGGAAGATCAGTACTTGGAGCAGCAACAGCAATGTATGCTTCTGGTGTAACAGATCCACAGACACTAGCATACTCACTACTTGGTGCACTTGTGCCAGTGATCTTGAGAGCAGCCAACCCTTCTGATCCAGCATTTGGAAAGATGCCATCAGTAGATGAGGTTGATAAGGCAGTTAAGTCTGCAAAGGTTGTTAAGAAGACCGCAAAGAAGGCTCCTGTAAAGAAGTCATCAGGTGGCGGAAGAACAAATAGCCAAGTAAAGTAATTTTGCTATAGA